TTGGCCAAAGAGTTTGAAGATGTTTATCGCGTTGACAAATTGCTTGGCACAAAGGCTGGTTACGCTGACCGCCAAGTGGCGCTTGATGATGTGTTTAAATATGTGGTGCTTGACGGCTCATTGGAAGAAATGCGCACGGTCACCAAGTTGCTTAAAAAAGGCGGCAAAGAAGGTGAAAAGGCGTATGCAGAATTGCAAGGCCAGACTATTCAGCACATGAAAGACATGCTGACCAAAACCGATCAGCCATCTTTTAGAAACCTTAACACTCTTATCAATCAACTTGATACTGAAGACAAGCTGGTCTATATGTTTGGCAAAAAAGGCCGTAATGAAATTATGGACTTGCGCGATGCCATCAAAGATGTATTGGTCAAAGAGCCTGGCGCGGTAAATTACAGCAATACAGCAGGCGCGGTTTTGCGTGGCCTTGAGGCTTTACAACAGCTGCCAGTTAAAATCCCAGGCGCTCAGACGGCTGCGGAATTTGCTCGGACACGCCAAATTACCAAACAAGTTGGAAAAGCGTTGGAGCAACCTAACCAGTTGGCTCCAAAACAAACTAACCAAAACGCATTGGCAAATCAACCTTTCCGCATAGAAATTCGTGGAACGGGTAAAAAGTAATGGAATACCAAGTGCTTTTTAACATTTCTGTGGCCGTGGCAGGCTTTTTTGGTGGTTGGACGCTTAACAGAATCTATCAAGCCATTGACCGGCTTGATGGAGATGTGCGCGGTATGCCATTGAATTATGTGGCGCGTGAAGACTACCGAGCCGACATGCGGGATGTCAAAGACATGCTTGGCAAGATTTTTGACAAGCTAGATGGAAAAGTGGACAAATGAAAGACTGGGCCGAAGCAATTATTGCGGCGGTCTTTGTAGCGGCCTTCGTTATTTTTAGCCTTTACATAATTGCATGGAGTTGGGCGTGGTAAATGCGTTGGCTCATACTGTTACTGCTGTTGGGGCTAGTTGGAGCCGTAGCCAAGAATGGCTGCCATGTGCGCGAGTTTTGGTCAATTGCTTGGACAATCCACAACCCGTCCGAACGTCATCAGCAGATGTCAATGTGGCTAACAAACAATGCAAAGTTTTGCCGAAGCCAAGATTATGTGGTGATGTGGAACAACTTGTCAGAGTGGGCGGGCGCGGCAGACTCAGCAGAACTCAGAACTAAAGTTATTCATGGATACAAAGATGCGCTTGAACGGGAGAAGAAATGATTGATGTACTAGAAATACTGCTTTGGTTAGCAGTGCCTATGAACTACATCTATTGGATCTTTATTCACAATGATTCCGCCGCTAAACAAATGGTATCCGATGGTTCAGCCGGGAGGCGAGCCGACTAAGACAGATGCGCTTGAACGCAGGGCAGAGCGCTTACAAGAAGAATATGCACAAGCGCTAAAGATGAAGAAGGCAAAGGATAAAATTAACGATCTTGAGTTTGAGTTGTATGTAAAGAAGGCAGAACGCAATCAACTAACCCTTGAGATTTTTACAAACCGCAAGCTGGATATTTATGTATGACCAGAAAACCAATACCCAAACCAGTCAGGAAACCTCCAATGGAGACAAAAGAAAAGCTGACGCTGTGGGTGACCCTCATGGTAAGCACAACCCTATGTATCTCCGTGTTAGCCATGGTGGTCAGCTTTATGTTGGGTCTGTGGGCCAAGGAAGTGGACAACGCAGAAATTTTCAAGATGATTTCACCCGCTTTTTCTACTCTTATCGGAGGCATGATTGGGTTCCTGTCTGGTATCAAACTCATGCAAAATGACGACAAAAAGGACTCTAAATGTTAACGCTACTCTCAACCCTGATTTCTTTCTTGATGGGCGGCTTGCCCAAGCTGCTGGACTTTTTCCAAGACCGCGCTGACAAAATCCATGAGTTGGCGCTGGCGCAAATGCAAATCCAGCGCGAGTTGGAACTGCGCAAGGCTGGCTTTGAGGCGCAAGAGCGCATTGAAAATATCCGGTCAGAGCAGTTGGCAACCGAGAGCGCGGCTAATACCCAGCAAATCCTTATTGGCGCACAGCAAGCTGAGATGCAGGCCATCTACGCCCACGACACAAGTCTAAACGAGGGCACATCCCCTTGGATGAAGAACCTCAGAGCCAGCGTTCGCCCAGTCATTACCTATGGTTTCTTCTTTCTGCTCTTGTTTGTGGATGTTGGCTTGTTTGCCTATGGCTGGCACAGTGGCGCTACGTTCGTAGAGTTAGCCGAGATGCTGTGGGACTCTGATACCCAAGCGTTGTTTGCGTCAATCATTGCTTTTCACTTTGGTGGTCGGGCGTTTGGTAAATGATTTATTTAATATACACAAAAATGGCTTTGACTATGTTTATTAGCGGTTATTTAATTTTAAATTTACCAAAATGAACATATCTGACAAGTGCCTGCACATGATCCGCCACCACGAGGGGGTCAGGCAGAATCCATACAAATGTCCAGCAAAACTTTGGACTGTGGGAGTAGGGCACGTCATGTTTCCAGAGCAGGGCAAGCTCAAAATAGACCAGCGGGATGCCTTTGTGCCACCGCCAGAGTCTATGCGTAAGCACAGCATGGAGGAAGTCAATGAAATACTTAAGGCCGATCTTGCTAGGTTTGAGCGAGGCGTGGCTACCTATTGTCCTGTTCCTCTTACTCAAGGACAGTTTGACGCACTTGTATCGTTTTCATTCAATGTTGGGCTAGGTACACTGCAACGCTCAACCATGCGCCAAAAAGTTCTTCGGGGCGACATGGCCGGCGCTGCCGAAGAACTTCTGAAATACTGTATGGCTGGCGGCAAAGTCTTACGGGGCCTTCAGAACCGGCGCATCGACGAACGCGCCTTATTCCTTAGTTAAGGCTCGATAGGCTTCAATGGCCGTTTTTAGATCGCATTGCAGCTGCTGAATGCGGTCATCTTGTTCACACAACTTGGCGTAGGCTTCATTGGCAAACTTAACTAAGTTAGCCTGGCTCCATGTTTGAAAGTCTGGTCTGTTAGTCATTGACTTCTTTCTTTGACGGCGCGTCTAGTTCACGGCGGTAATACTTGGCCGGCATCTTGGCGTTTTTATCCAAGTACTTGCGCAGCCATTCAGCGCCGCCAAGTTCTTGCATGATCATCCAATGTCTGTCAGACATTCGGACTTGTCGGCCTAGTAGGGGTTCAGGTGGTTTTGGTCTTGGCATTTTGTCTCAAGTGTTTACCAGTTGTTCGTCTGACCCAGCAAAGCTGGCAGTTCCATTTTTCGCCCATGTCAATGCCGCCCTCTGGCGGTCTGCTTTCTTGACATTTGGTGCAAAACTTTAGCTGATGTACGGGCGCAACTCGGCCCATTTGAATCGCTGGCATCATCAGCGCACTCTCCTCAAAGGCTCAATGTACTTTTCTGCGGGTGGTGGGGGTGGAGTCATAGTTTCAGAAGGCGGTGTCCAACCGTGCTTACGCCAAAGGGCTTGCACATCTGAGCCAGACTCCCATTTAAAGTCTTTCAAAGGCGTTAACGGGTAACTAATTTTTGAATATGGTGGTTTTTCTAACATGTTGTCTCCTCAAAAGGGGATTTGATCCCATTCCCAATGTTCGCACTCAACCGTGCCGGTGATCCACTCTAGCGGTGGTTTTGCTCCAAACTGCTTACAAATGCCTGTCTCGAAGTTGTTGCACTGTCGGCAATTTACTTGTATCAAATTTATTTGTTTGACTTGGCTGTCCAAATGTCTCTTGATTGCGTTTAATTCGATTAAATTCATATTCTTTTACCTCTGTGTATTTTCCATTTTTGCGGGTTGCAATTCTGGCTGGTTCTTCAATGTCGTGAAATTCAAGCCACTCAAGCGCGTCTTGCGTACCTGATGGCATGGATTTATTCTCCCTGCGCATCCACCAGTTCTCGGCTTTTTGCCTAGCATAGCCCACATGGTTAAAACAAACCCATTCGCTGGCCACCCGAAGCAGGCCGCCATAGTAGTCAACCCGCATAGAGTCTGGCTTGCCTTCTTTTTGGTGCAACTTGTAATCAACCCGTGACACATCGTGCCAAACCAGTTCGGCCATAGCTGCTTGGCTTGACAAAAGCGCAGCATAAGAAACCTTGGCATCCATTGGCTTGGCTTCTTCTTCCCTGATTTGGCCACCACAATGGACACACACAAGCGCAGCTGGTGCGTTGCGTTCACCGCAATCTGGGCAGATGCTGTATGGCGCTTCTTGTGGGCCTGACCTTTTCTTAGCCCTGCCTTGGATCGTGTCCACCGGCCCCAAGCGTTCCACGGTGTCGGTAAAGTCAAGCACCAGGCAGTCATCTTTGCCGTCTGCAATGCGTGTGCCCCTGCCCATGCCCTGCACATAAAGCACTGGCGACTTAGTGGGCCTGCACCAGACAATGCAATCCACGTCTGGCACATCAAAGCCAACCGAGAGCGCCAGCACGGTGACTAGGCAATGAATCTGATGATTCTTAAACTTACGAATCAAGTCTTCGCGCTCTTGTTTGGGTGTTTCACCGCACACAACAGCGCTCACAATGCCAAGCGCGTTCAGCTTGTCAGACAGGCTTTCGGCGTTGGCAACACTCGGTGTAAAGGCAATCCATTTCTTGCGCTCTGAGGCAATTCTGGTGGCTTCTACGGCTACTTTGGCAAGGTATTTCTCAACTTCACGGGATAATTCGCCAACCTTGTAGTCGCCGTTGGAAATTCCAACGTGGCTGGCATCGATGCGAGTCTCAATGCGCTCGGTAGGTGGGACTAATGGCGCAATGAATTTGGCATCAAGCAACTCACGCATGGACACTCGGCTTGCAATGCCAGTAAACAGCGGATCGTCGCCATCTGTCAGCCAGACCTGATTGCCCCTAAAAGGCGTGGCGGTCATGCCAACTATGCGAAATTTGCATAACTCTGCAAGTTTAGACAAAAAGGTGCGGTACATGCCTGCGTCATTTGCCTTCTGGCTCACCAGGTGAGCCTCATCAATTACCACGGCCTTAATGTTGCCAAGCAAGTGCGCAGCCTTGTGGATGCTGCCAATGGTGGCCACAATCACATCGGCGTTGTACTTCTTTGTGCCCAAGCTGGCGCTGACATAGCCCACGCTGATCGTGTGGGGCAGTAAGGCTCTGAGTTTGGCCGCATTCTGTTCGGCCAGTTCTTTGGATGGAACTAGCACCACAGTGCGGGGATGGTAGTCTGGCCACTGATCCCACATCTGGCGCACAATCTCAGCGCAGATCACCGACTTGCCCGCGGCGGTGGGCAACACCAAAAGGGGAATGTCGGCATCCCCTTGGTGCTTTGTCCACCAGCCAAACAATTCGGTAACTGCGCGGGATTGGTACTCACGCAAGATCACGTTCGCGCTCCTCAAGCATGGCATCGGCTATTTTGTAGGCATCCCGTGCCAACTGGTAGACATTGGGATGGCTCTCAGTAAGTAAGCCAATGACTGCTTGGGCGGCAAAATAATCTCTCAATGTAATGTTGTCAATTGGTGGGGTGTTCATATAAACCGTCCATTATGTTGTTTGCGTAGATCCAAAGCAAATTCGTCCACTAAGGCGGTTTTGTCTGCGCAAGCATGGATTTCAACGCTGCTGATGTAGTTAGGGTTAACCTCTGGGTCACCATTGACAAACTCTTTGCCATCTGGCGTTTCGTAAATCAATCCATTGTCTTTGGTCAAGTCAACGGGACTAGCAGTCTTGGCCAACAGTATGGGGATGTACTGGTGCTTGCTACAAGCCTTGCGTTGCTGGTCTGTGGTCAAGTCAGTGCCAAGTGACGCGCATGACCACCGGCCTTGGCCATTCATCTCTGGTGTAGCATGGACGCATGACCGGCAAGTTGTTGCCGGTACATCAGTGCCGTGGCAAATAGCCTGGTAGTCACAGAACTTGCACTCAAACCATGTTGGGTCAGTAGACACTCCAACGGGGGGTTCCACGCTGGTGATCACCGCCATGGCCTTGTCAATCAATGCCTGCGCTTCTTTGGCATCAAACTCCAAGCGCTCGGTGTAAATGTCGTCGTTGTCTTTGTTTACCACAAAGTACAACGCCCGTCGGCAGCCATCGTCCCCAAACTGGTCAATTGACCACTTCATGTATATTTGCATCTGCGCGTAGTGTTCGGGCTTGGCTTTTTTTACGCCAGATTTCTGCATTTCCTTAAACATCTTGTCAGATGCTGTTTTTATTTCCAGTAAATGCGGGGACTTTGGAGCCTGCGGCAAACCAGTAATGATGCCGTCAGCGTTGCCTTGAAAGTGGTGGCCAGTAGATGGTTCGGTAAATGACCACTGCTTGCCGGTGGTAGGGTTGATCTGGTAGACCGTGCAGCCAATGCTAGACAAGTCAGCATAAACCCTTGGCTCTTGTAAATGGCCAGACTGAAAGACTCGGTACAAGCGGCCAGAAAACTGCGCAGGCTTAGACCACCGAAATGAGTACCAGTGCTGGCGCAGGCAGGGCTTACCAATGGCAGAAGCGCCAAGGTAAGGGCGTTGTGCTTCCGCGCCATACTTTGCCTTGTAATAGGCAAAGATGGCATCGGCCACAGGATCAGTAACTGATTGTGGAAGTAAAGCCATTATTTTTTAGCCCAAGCAGGGACTTTAGACTTAGCGGCTTCTTGCTCGGCTGTTGGCCACACAGGGGCTTCGGCAGGCGCGGGTGCAGCAGCTGGTGGAGCAGATATTGCACTAAACACACCGGCGGCCTCATAGCCCTTGATGTTGTTGCTGGCCTTGTAGATGCCCTGTGCCTCGCGCACGGTCACATTGATGCGAACTGGCTTGAAGTGCAGGGCAGCAGTGTCCATCAACTTGATCACGTTCACCGCATGGCAAAGCGCAGACAACTGGCTTTGTGCAATGCGTTGTGTGTCTTCGTTGCTGTGGCGAATGTTAAGGTTCTCCCACACACGGCGGCCTTTGAACTGGCCATCAATGATTTCAAAGGTCAACTTCAAGCCTTCGCCATTGCCAGACTTCAAGGGCTGCACATCAGACTCGGTGATGTGTGCCAAATAAGTGCCGGCAGGCAGTGGGCCTGTAGATGCTTGGGGGGCGACGGTAGATGCGTCAAAATTAAACTGAGCCATGATAAATTTCCTAAAAAGTTAAGTTACGAACTGGTGTGATCAAGACTGCGCTACGGTGAGCGCTGCTTGGAATGCCGTCCAGTCAAGCGGCATATTCTGAAGGCCAAAGCGGTTACCACCGCAATGAGCCGGATGGGGTTCAACGTGCAAGATGCGCTCACCAGTGGTAGTGGCCTTGGTTTCTTTCTTAGAGAACCCTGCATCGGTCTTGCTGGTAAAAATGCGGTAGCCTGCATAGCCAATGACATCAGCCCACTCTTGTACAAGACCAGCGGCCTTGTCGTGCAGTTTGAGGACATGGCTGTCATAGCCTTCGGTCAGCGGGTCTTCAATGCGCTTGATCTTGTCGTGGGCTATCAAAATGATACCCATGCCCTTGGCAGATCGCAGGACTTCTAGGCCAGACAGAAGGTTGCGCCATTCTTCGGCGGCGGCAACGTAGCCCTTACCAAAGCCTGGCTGCTCAATGTTCTTCCAGTTGTTCTGCTTGCACACATACTCTTGAATCATGGGTTCAAGCCAATCAAGCGAGTCAATGAACAGGGTTTGGAAGTCGTGGTCTTGGTTGATCAGCGTGTCGATGGCTGCATAAACTTCGGGCAGGCTTGCGGCCAATGGAAAAGCGTTAGCGTCCACAGCGTCAGCGCCGTCTTCGGTCAGAATGCCAATGGCATTGGGAGCCATAGCAGCAAAGGTTGTCTTGCCAATCTTGCCTTGGCCCACCACCACAATCTTGGGTGAGCGTACACGTTTGGTTTTAGAGATGGATGAGAGATCGAATGCCATGTTAGTCTTTCAGTTCAATGGATGGTTTTGCGGGTTTGCTAGTGATGAACACCGCGGCCTTGTTGTAGCCAGCGGGGTCAATGTCTGCGAGGGTGCGAAGGTAAGCTAGGTTAACTTCAGCTTTCCAGCGAAATGCGTTCTTGGCGTTGGTTGGCAAATCTTCGTAATCAGCGGCTAACTGGTCAGAGTTCACCGTGCGGTTTAGCTTCCAAGTGATGGTGAATTCTTCGTCAGTGTGCGTGCCTTCGTTGCTTTCGGGCTTGGCAAATTGGTCTGTAATCAGACTTTCAATGCGCAGGCGCTCGGCCTTGGCATCTGTTTCGGCTTGCTTGGCTTTGCGCAGCTGTGCTGCTAGTTCAGAGATCGTCATTTTGATAGTCCTCAAGTGCAGTGGTAGTAATGTGGTCAACAAGGTTTTGCATAAGCAAGTGGCCAATGTCAATGTCTGTGCCCTTCACATAGGCATTGACCAGTTCCATAGTTTCGGGGTAGTCAGGCTCATAAGGTAAGCCATGGCTGTCAAGTGAGCCAATTTCTTCTGGGATGTATTCAAGATGACAAACCAAATCAACCCCTTCAAGTTCGCACTCAAATTCAATAATTCCTTGGGGGCAAGCGGGTGTGAATTTCATGTGTTTTTCTCCTCAATGTTGTAAAACCAATCGTCACCCGCAGACCACTTGCGTGTGCCGTCAACCGTCCACAAAGACCTTGCGGCTTGGAAGTCAGGAAACTTTGTCTCAGCAGGAATAAGGCTCTGGTCATACCAAAGGCAGCGGTTGTTAGGCTGGCAGGCAAACTGGCCATTGTCCAAAGCAATCCAATTAAAAGACTTGTGTTCCTCGGCCTGCTCGGTGAAGCCCGTGTCCAAGTCCATGTTGTCAGCACAGAAGTCCACAGTGAACATGTACCGCCCAAAGTGCCATTCCTTGTCTTTGCCAAGGAACTTAACGCCAAGGTTACGCAGGCCAATTTTTTCAAGGATGGTGAATCGGTAGCCCATGCAGTCCCATAGTTGCAAAATGTCAACTGGCAGATCGCCAGTGTGGTTTTCATGCCAGACGTAAGCATGTATCGGCAGCTTGTCGTAAAGCGCACCATAGGCTGGCAGCAGTGATTCAATGCGAAACACTTGGCCACGCAAGGCTTTGAGGCTGACCCAAACGGCAGGCTCTAGTTCGCCATGCCCTTTTTCAAAGTTGTACAGAAATTCTTTGCGTACAAAACATTTGATGGGCGGCAGTGATGCAATGATGTAACTCATGATGACCACCATGCAACCAGTAGGACGGCCAAGCCAACGCCAATGGCGAGGGCTGTGAGGAAACCCAATGCGGCATCGGCCCGTGCATTGATTCTTTCGTTCTTGATTTCGGGGTAGTAGAAGTGTTTGCTATGTTTCATGTTGTGCTTTCTGTGGGGGCCGTGGCCCCGTGGGTTGAATTAGGCTGCGGCTTTCTCAGCAAATAAGCGCTTGGCTTCTGTGCCTTGATAAGCGTATTCGTCAGAGCCGTAAGCTGGATCAATTTCTTCCCAAAATGTTGGTGACAAAAACTTACCAGACTGAAGCGCAGCGTCAACACGGGTAGACAAGCGCACGGCTTTGGCTGATGCTTCTTGGCGCAGATCGGGAAAATAAGAATCGCCAGACTCTGGGCAAACAACTTCTTGAGTGCCGTTAAAAGTAGCTGTGTGACGGAAGCGGCGGCCTGCTGAATTTTCGATCACAACGTAATACTGTTCGGCAATGAATGGATGACCATCGCATGAGTAACCGGCGTTGTAAAGATCAGTTGCAACGTGGGCTGTGTAAGATGCGTTCATTTTGTGTTTCCTTTGGCCTTTCGGCGTGATGGACAGAGAACCAATTTCCCTGCCACGCTTTGAATTCTAGCGAGTTGCTAGATGTTGTCAAGCCCTTTGCTAGAAATATTTTCATAGGTGTTTTCCCTATTGCCAAAAGACTCTATCAATGTGCTAGAGTCAATGCCCTATGAACACACAAATACCACCAGACGAGCGCCGACAACTGGCAGAAAAAGTTGGCATCAATGAACAGTATCTTTACCAGTGCCTGACGGGCCGGCGAGAGATGTCAGCTTGGGAGGCTGTTCGGGTAGAGCAGCAGACCGAGGGGCGGGTTACTCGGCAGATGGTGTGCCAGAGCAGTTGGCAGTCTATCTGGCCTGAGTTGGTGGAGATCAAAGCATGACTAACCTAACAACAATATTCCCCAACGGCTTCGCGGCTGCCATAGAGAGCCAAGACCTGATCAACCCAGAAGAAGGGTTCAGGAAGCACTGCGAGGCGAGTGGCCTGCTGGTCAAAGAGATTATTGCAGACGGTGAAATTCATCGTGTGGCGCATGTGTCTTCTAAGAAGGGTGCATTGGATGGTTGGTACATTTTGCACTCCAGCGGCAAGGTTCCTGTGGGCATTGCAGGGTGCTGGAAAGAGCCTGTGTTTGAAGTCAAGTGGGTGGCAGACACTGGCAGGCAGATGTCGTTCACTGAGCGCTTTGAGCATGACAAGTGGATCGCTGAAGTCAAGGCCAAAAAGGAAGCTGACAGGCTGGCTTCTCAGGCCGTGGCAGCAGAAAGGGCAGAAGATGAGGTTGGGACGTATGCAGATGCGTCTGATGACCATCCATACCTAGTCAGGAAGCACATTGGCGCTCACGGGATTAAGATTGACAGGGCAGGCAGGCTCGTTGTGCCGGTCATTGATCAGGGTGGGGAAATCCTGAGTTACCAGACCATTGATGCAGATGGCAACAAGCGGTTCCTAAAAGGTGGCAAGATTGAAGGTGGGTTTTATGAGTTGCGTGGCAACCGCAAGATCGTGTTCATTGGTGAGGGGTTTGCCACATGCGCATCGATCCATGAGGCGACAGATTACACCGTGTTGGTGGCGTTTGACTGTGGCAACTTGGCAAAGGTGGCCAAGAGCGCCAAAGAGATGTTCCCAGGTTCAAAGATCATCATCGGCGCAGACAATGACCAGTTCACGGAGGGGAACCCTGGTGTCACCAAGGGCAGGGCTGCGGCGGCACTGGTGTTTGGGGAAATTGTGTACCCATCATTTGGGGACTCGGACATGGTGGACAACAAGCCAACAGACTTCAACGATCTACATTGCCTGCAAGGTCTGGATGCCGTCAAAGAACAGATTGAGCGCGTAGCTGGCCCAATGCGGGACAAACTGGCGTTTGAGTTCTCAAGGATTGATAGCCTAGAACTCACTCAAATCAACTGGATCGTGGATGACTACATCGAAAGCGACAGTTTGGCGCAAGTGTTCGGTGACCCTGGCGGTGGTAAGAGTTTTGTCAGCATTGACCTAGCCTGTTGCGTGGCCACCGGACGCGCATGGCATGGCCATGAAGTCAAGCAAGGCTCGGTGTTCTACATCGCAGGCGAGGGGCACAACGGCTTGGCCAGAAGGTTTAAGGCGTGGCAGTTGGGCAATAGCCAAACCCTTGATGGCGCACCGTTGTACAAAAGCCACCGTGCGGCGCAGCTGTATGACGCAACAGAGGCGGCAGTGGTGGCCGAAGCCATCAAAGAGTTGTCACAGCAAGCTGGCACAGTGCCATCCATGATCATCATTGACACCTTGGCCAGAAACCATGGGGGTGACGAAAACAGCACTCAAGATATGAATGCGTTCATTCAACACCTTGATGTGTATCTGCGCCAACCATGGAAATGTTGCGTCTTGGTGGTTCACCATTCAGGCGTGGCAGACAAGGATAGGTCAAGGGGTAGCACGGCATTGAAAGGTGCGCTTGATGCTGAGTACCGTTGCCAGTTGGATGCGGGAACCAAAACCATAGCCTTTGAATCCAAAAAGATGAAAGATGCAGAAATGCCTGCACCTAAGAATTTCCAGATCACACAAGTTGATCTGCCCATCCAAGACAAGCACGGCCTGCCAGTAAAAGGCGCATATTTGACCGCCGTAGACATCAGTGGGCTAATGGGTAACATCCAAAAGCGGGTGGTTTTGTCAGGCAACCAGCGCATTGCTTTGAACAGTTTGGTGGCCATTGAAGTCAAACGGGCAGCAGATGGCATCGAGGGCTTTGCCGCCATGGTGGACTACGACGAATGGCGTGATTCAGCCAAAAGCCATGGTTTGAATGCTCGGCGGTTCAAAGAATCCATTGAAGCATTGGCTAAGAAAAACATGGTTTTGGAGAATTCTGGTGTGTACCGAACTGTACCGAAAAGTACCGAAATCGGTACAGAACGTACAGAGGCTTGATGTACCGAAGCGTGTACCGAAATGTACCGAAACGTACCGAAATGTACCGAAGCAAACCCCCTGTGGTGTACCGAAACGTACCGAACGTGTCTATAGACACGTTCAGGTTCGGTACAAAAAGGGTTTCGGTACAGTCAGTCGGATTTTGGG